AAGCCCTTTAAAGAGCGTTTTAAACTATTTTAACGCTCTTTAAAAGGTTTAATTTTAAGGAAAATAATTGAGAATTCTAAATTTATTCGCAGGTCTTGGCGGAAACCGAAAACTATGGGATAGCATAACGGATATAAATGTAACGGCCGTCGAGCTTGACGAAGCCGTAGCGCACGCTTACGCTTTTCGTTATCCAAATGATGAGATAATTATCGCCGATGCGTACGATTATGCAGCAAAGCATTACGACGAGTTTGATTTTATATGGGCATCGCCGCCGTGCCAAACGCATTCAAAACTAAATTTCGGTAATGTTAGATGGAAGAATTCAAGAAAATTACCTGACTTTAATCTATACTCTTTGATAGCATATCTTCAAAAAAGATGTCAGACAAGGTGGGTGGTCGAAAATGTAATACCTTTTTATACGCCCCTTATAGCTCCTAATGTTTTACTCGGTAGGCACTATTTTTGGTGCAATTTTCATATTGCTAAAAAAGATTTTAAGCCTAAGGTCGCCATAGCGGACGTCAAACTAGGTGATTTTAAAGACTTTGATATAACGGCTTTTAAGGACATAAAAAATAAGCGCCAAATACTGCGAAATGAGGTTAATTATGAGCTTGGAAAATATGTTTTTGAGTGCGCAATAAACAATGAAACAAAAATCCAAAAATACCCCGACCTAGGATTATTTAATGACAACTAAACAAAAAATTCATCTTAATAATCTGCACGCAAAAAAGAGAGAATCGTATCAAGCTAAACTTAATAATGTTCTAAGCTACGATCTTAGTTTTTACCGCTTTAAAAACGGAAAGCTAAACGTATCAAAACTAGCTAGGTGCAGTGGTTTAAGCCGTGGATTTTTAGAAAAAGAGCTGTGGAAAAAAGGATTATAATGAGCGAAATTTTCGAGTTTTTAAAAAGTTCTAGCCTAACCAAGGATAGTTTTAACGAAAAGGTCGAGTTTTTGATAGAGGGCTTTTTAGTAAAGCAGCTAATCACACTGATCTACGCAGACGGCGGCACGGGCAAAAGCTACATGGCCTTTGCTCTAGCTAAAAAACTTTGCAAAGAGGGTCAAAGGGTGTTTTTCATAGACTACGACAACCCAGTAGGCGTACTCAAACAGCGCGGCGTAGATAGGTTACTTATAGAAAGCTACGAGAATATGAATTATATCCAGCGCTCCACTTTGGAGCTTTGCGGATTCGAGCTTGTTTTAAAGCTAGAAGAAAACGCCGTAGGCAAAGCTTACAAAGATTGCGTTTTTATCCTGGATAGCTTGCGGGATTTCGTAGACATCAATAACGACAACCGCATAAATAGGCTATTTGGTGCACTTAAGAATTTACGCGAAGCAGGAGCTACCGTAATCATCCTTCACCACTCTAACAAAGACGGTAAAAACTATCAAGGTAGCAACCATATAAGAAATTCTCTCGACGTTATGTATCATCTACTAAAACGCCCTAGCAAGGAAAACGAGTTAAATTTCTTACTTGAAGTAGCCAAAGAAAGAGCCGGAGTAAAAGATAGCGGTTTTTGCGTAAAAACGCTAAATTTAGAACTAAACGAGCTTGACGTGGAAGTAGCTAGGATGAGCGAATACGAGCTAAATTTTACTACCCTAGCGCAAAAGATACTAGCCGGCGGAGATCTAAACAAGACCGAGCTGCTAAACGCTATGAATTACGAAAAAGACGATAGAACGGCTAGAGATTGCCTCGATAAATTCGACGGCAAGCTATGGTTTAGCCGTAAAATTGGCAAGAGCGTGATATATAGTTGTAAAGCGGAGACTACAACCGATACAACTATTACAACTATAAGGGAAAATACCTTAAATTTGGCGGTTTGAGATGAATACGAGCGAACTAAAAAAATACTATATAAAAATGATACAAACGTTGAAGCACAACTATTTCGTGGACGACGAGTGTCGTAAGGTATATTTGCAAGCAAAATATGGCAAAGACAGCCTAACAAAGCTAAGTATAGACGAGCTAAGAGAAGTTCTTATTTTGCTAGGTTATAAACCATCAACGAGCGCGCAAAAGCCAATAACAAAGGTTGGTTATGCTACTAAAAAACAGCTAAATATGATAGATGCGATGTGGAATGAAAGAGCCAGAGTAAAAACTCAAATGGCTTTGAGAAATTTTATATTTAGGATATTAGGCTATCGCCCACTGCATCTTTTTAGCCTCAAAAAAGGTGATGCAAGTAAGATAATAATAGCTCTTAAACACTTTAAAAAAGAGTGTCAAGATGATAAGCAACCTTGATATATTTATGCAGCTTTATGATCTTATAAAGCAAAGTAAAAGCCCTAGCGATGTGGTAAAAGAGTTTGGTGGCTCAAATGTCTATGTTCCAAGCTACAAATCAACATATCGTAACGAAGATATACTAAAAGAGTATCGTGAAGCAATAGATGCTGGCAAAGATCCAAACAAAACTATAAGAGAACTAGCAATAAAACACAATCTAAGCTACAACAGTATTTGTAACATTATAAAGGAGAGCAAGAAATGAATGATGACATATTTGCCAATTTAAAACAAGTCTATAGAAGTCTGGATATAATAGAGAATAGCATTGGGAAAATAGACAAAAAAGATATTTTCAAAGTAAAACTATGTATAGATACATTGAAAATAAAATTGGATGATATAAAAACTATAGTAGATTGGAGTAGTGATGCTAGCAAAAGAAATTTTGACTAATATATGCGATATTGCTATTAAAGATGGGGGTGCGAGCCTGGAGTATGCATTGCAACAATCATTTAATGAGTATGAAAGTATAAAACTACTAAAAAAGAGAGCCTTGCTTAGTAAACATTGTGAAGATGTTCTAGAAGATATTGGCTACGATAAAGATATATTAAATGATGTTTTAAAAGTTATAGCGCATAAAAATTTAAATACAAAAATGGAAGCCTTTAAAGATGTTTTAAACACTACTCAAAAACACTTGATAAACTCTATTTTTGCCCATTATGAAATGAAAAATAAAGTTTATAGTAAAGTGGATATAGATAGTATTGCGCATCTAGAGGCAGAGCTTGAAAAAGAGATCAATGAAGCAACCGATATTAGTAGTGAAAAAAGACAGATGCTACTTGGTTTTTGCAAGATCGTTAAAGAAGCTCATGAAGAAAGTGAGGTAGTAGGAGCAAAAGCTGCCCTTGCTAAGCTTCATATACTTTTTACAGGCAGGCTAGTTATATATTCAGAAGAACTTCGCAAGATTAAAGATCATAGGCTTTTTGAAAGGCTAAGATGGCTTTATGCAAATATAGAAGCTGCAAATAAAATCATAAAAACACTTAAAGAATTTGGCACAAGCTTATTATCTATTATCAATTAAAATACTTTTTTATAAATTTTATCATCACCTTTTTTACCACACCTTCTAGATCTTTTGGTAAATTTCTATTTTTATCTACTGGCAAAAATGCTCTAGCTGGAATTTTTATGTTGTGGCTACGCCCTGCTTTATTTGATCCAAATTGATGAACTAGGCCATAAGCAAAGCCATTCTTATTCGTATTATTAGATACTGTAGCTTTTTTATCATCTGCTTTAACTATCCACCTATCTGCTAAATTTCCATCTGATCTTAAAATATTAAGAGATTTTCCACGTCTTTGTTTTTGCTTGATAGTGCTAGGTTTTAAGGCTTGCCATTTTTGCCCAAATGGACTGCTCTCGTTTTCAAAGCTATCTTCTATCTTGTTTTGTAATATATTGCCTAGCGTTTGCATTAGCGGCTTAGTTTTATTTTCGATACTTTGTAGTGATTCTAACTTATTTTGGAGCTTTTCAAGCCCTTTAATCTCTATCATTGTATTTATTCCTTGAAAGTGGTATACTTTTATTAAAGTAGATAAGAGATGGCCCAGATTTGGCAGGGTTCCAGTTGCGAAAGCAAACTGTATATGACTTGGGTTCGATACCCGGCCTTATCTACTTTATCCTTATGTATCTTTTTTTATCTTTTAAAATGGCCTTATAATTTTCTATAGGTATCCTCGTAATAGTTGCTATAAAATTATCGGTTTTAAATTTTTTAAGCGTATAATCTAGGCGAATGACAGAGTAATTTACCATACTATCGTTTTGTAGGCTATTATAAAAATATAGTAAAACATTATCCCTTTTATCGTAAAACACGCGTTTTGCCTTGTCAAATACGCCCACCACGGCTTTTATTTCATTAACGCTAGGCTCTTTGTCTTTTGGCTTGCCATCTCTTGTAATATGCGATATGGTGTTTTGATAAATAGCTATACTTTGTGCTTTTGGTGCTATATTAAGAGCGTTTAGGGCTTTTTTGACATTGGCTTTTAATTCTCCTACTTGAGTCACTTGATAAATTTTATCTTTGATGATTTTACCGCCAATTACAGCATTTACCATATCATCTAAGCTTTTTTGCCAAACGTAAATGTCTCGCTCGTGCTCGAAGCTATCTAGGGATTGTTTTAAATTTTTCTTTGCAAGACTTGAAGCAATGGCGCCCAAGGCCTTATTTTGCTTATCTTTTAAAATTTCGTCTGTCTTATCAACTTTACCTGGGTTATATCTAAAATCTTTTTCTGCAGCTTGAGGTAAAAAAGAGCCATCTGCAAGTGGCACGATACCTCTAGCTATGCATTCGGCCTCTGTAAGCACCTGCACCTTGCAGCGACATCCCCAGCCATTTGGCGGATAGTTGGTATCCCAAAATTTATCAGTTTTAGGTAGTGTCTTGCCGTGAAGCTTTCTATGAGCTTCTCTTGTTCTGCTATCAAGCACTGCAGTATAGCGGAAGTATTCGCCTAGGCTTTGCATCTGGCTTTCATACCTGGCCTTGGCGTAGGACGTTCTCATATTGGTGTTAAATATAGTCCTTAGCCGCCTATTGCCTACGTAAATTTCTTTTTCTTCGCCGGTTTTTGGATCTTTTACCTTGATATTTCCCAACCAACCTTTCTTTGCCAGCATAGGCTTTACACTATTTTTCCACTCGTCAAACCCAATACCCTCTTTAAAAGCTTTTGTAAGCGAACTTTGCATATCTTTTAAAAGGTCTAAATTTGTCATCTTGGCTATCGTAAAAGCTTTTTTGTGGGCGTCGTGCACGATCTCGTCGTAATCAAAGTGCGTTTCGGGCTTTTTGCTCTTTAAATATTCATAAACCGCTGTAGGTTCCTCGAAAAAAGATATATTCATTTTTAAATCAATCCTGCTCGTCTCGCTTTGCCTAGCGTTGTTGATTTTTAAATTTCAATACTCACATACTACATGTATGCTGCGCTTAAAATTTAAAAATCGCCTAGCTATGCCGTGCGATACTTCGCGATTTCCTTTCCTTATTTTTACTCATCTAGATATCCCAACATCTGCGCATTGGCTACGGCTTTAAACATCAAGGGCTCAAGCTTTTCAAATGGCAGATCGTAAAGCTCGTAAAGCTTATCGAAAGCCTCTTCGTAAGTATCGCTATTTGCGATTAACTTATTTAGGGTCGCTTCTATCTCGCCGCCCTCGATATCCATCTCGTCCGTGGCTTTATCAAATCTATCTAAAGCCTTTAAAGAGCCTTTTAAAGCCGTTAAATTTACCTTATTGGCTTTTAGACTTTTATCTTTT